GGACATTCAAGGCATTTTTAGACAATACTAATGAACGGATTAAAGGTAGCAGCAAAGGCGATAGGTGAACTTGGGAACTCAGAAAGTCCCAAGGATAGTAATATGCAGAAATATGGGTTTTGGTATGGGCTTAACGGTGTTCCGTGGTGCGCCATATTTGTTTCTTGGGTTTATAATCAGTCTGGATTCTCATTGGGGCACATTGATTCAGATAAAGGGATGCATTATTGCCCCTCAGCATTGAATTATTTTAAGAAGAATGGAGAAGTGACTAAGGCACCTACTGTTGGTGATATAGTGTTTTTTGATTGGCAGGGCGATGGTAAGGTAGATCATGTAGGGATCTTTTTACAGGATAGAGCAAGTACACTGGGAACTTTTATTTCTATTGAAGGAAATACCTCATTAGGAAATGATTCTAATGGAGGACAGGTGATGATAAGAGTGAGAGATTATAAGAATGCTATTTTTGTACATCCTAAAGTATTAGGTTATGAATGAAATAAGAAAATATGGTTGGCTCCCTGATATTCCTGATCATAGGGATTGCTTATTTGCGCCTGAAGAAAATATAGTCCTTCCTAAGGAAGTGAATTTAATTACTAAGATGCCTCCTGTTTATGATCAAGGTTCATTAGGCTCATGTACAGCAAATGGTATAGGTGGATGTATTGACGCTGCCCATATAATTCAAGGACTTCCTTCATTCACTCCTTCAAGACTATTCATTTATTATAATGAGAGATTGATGGAGGGAACCATTGGTTCTGATTCTGGAGCTCAAATTAGAGATGGTATAAAATCTGTTGCGAGCATTGGTACTTGTTCTGAAAATGAATGGCCCTACGATATTAGTAAATTTAAGAAAAAACCTTCTCTCCCATGTTATAGAAATGCAAGAAAAGATGTAATTTTGAAATATGAACGGCTTTCAGGTATTACATCTTATAAGACGGCATTAGCAAAAGGATATCCATTTGTATTTGGAATGTCTGTGTATGAATCTTTTGAGTCTCCTGAAGTGGCTAAAACAGGAATAGTTCCTATGCCAAAAACAACAGAGAGTAGCTTAGGAGGTCATTGCGTCATGGGAATAGGATACAACGATGCTTTAAAAAGTTTTATATGTCGTAATAGTTGGGGCTCTGAATGGGGAATGAAAGGATATTTTATGCTTCCTTATGATTACTTCAACGACACTCTTACAGATGACTTTTGGATGATCACATTAGTAGAATAATTATTAACCCTAAAATAAACAGTATGAACACAACATCGAATTTTTTAAACCTTAATTGGTTTGACCTTTTAAAAGGATTTATTGTAGCTGTTATAGCTGCTCTCCTTGCTGGAGTATATCAGGCTCTTCAAGCAGGTACTATTGCTTTTACATGGGTGTTTTGGCAGCCCATTGTATTATCAGCTGTTGGTGCAGGTATTGCATATCTTGCCAAAAATCTGCTGACAAATAGTTCTGGTACTCCTTTAACCCCTGAAGTAAAGTGAAGAATCCCCTTACATGGCTCATCGTAGCCTGTGTTGTGATTGGTCTTCTGGCGGCTCTGTCTATCCAACAGAGTTGCCAGAGATCTAATTACAAGAAATCGGCTGAGGACTATAAGTTGAAATATGAAGCTTGTATGTCCGCACCATTCACTTCTGATACAACAAGGGATTCTATTGTTGTGAATGGAAGAGTATGGTTGAAGCCTCACGAATTAAGTAAATTGGAAATCACAGTTGACACTTCACATTTGATTTATAAAATTAAATGGGACACAGTTTTTCTTGACACTAATCCGCCTAAATATTGTGAAAAGTATTTCGCAGATAAATACGAAGTAATATCTTCAAATAAAAAAGATACTGGAATTATTTATTATGCTGTTCGTAGTAAAGATTGCCAAACTCAGGTATTATTTCCTAGAGTAAAATTACCAAAAGAAATTATCACTGTAACAGACAGGGTTGACACTTGTATTGCAAAACCTCCAGCATACGTTCCAAAAAACCATTTTGGAGTTGGGGTGGCACTTATTGGTAATTCATTTAGTAAATTCCCTAATGGTTCAGTAGACTTCTTTTATTCAATAAAAGATAGGTTTGGTATTAGAGCAGGTGTAGAAGGGAACGCCTATCATGGTGAAATATATGGGAAGGTAGGTCTCGATATTTACCTTGATAATATGAAAAAGAAGTGAAAAAGCACGCAGAACATCAAGATCCACAGCGTTTCCCTAAGATCATTGATCCTATCGAGAAGGAAATGATGAGGATTCATGAAGTAGAATCAAAGAAGATGTTCATTGAGATTACAAAGAAGCTCGTTAAAATGAAGAAGTAATGTTTACTCAAAGTGAGATACTGGAAATTACTAATACAATTTATCATCATTATGCTTTGATGATTAGTACTTCACTTGGTACTGAGGCCTTATCGCCTGACGATATTTATCTTCTTGAGAGTTATGGCGTAAATATTGAATCTCTTAAATTACAATTCCCCTCTTATTACCAGATGTTTTTACTTGGTCGCTTGACTGCAATACTAAAAGAGCATCAGGTTCATCAGCTCACTCCTACTGATTTCAAAAAGTATCTTGATCGTGGTCAGTTTATTCCTTTATCACAAAGAGAGAGGGCAGAATACGAAGTAAGTAGAGAAATGACTTATGGTCATTTAAAAGGATTGGCTGATAAAGTGACATCAGAGGCTCGTAATAAGATTCTTGAGCAGAACAAGATGTCACTGATTCAAACAACCTTATCAGAAGGAGTAAAGAATAGAAAGAGTATTCAATCAATTGTTAGTGATCTTGGACATAAGACAGGAGAATGGGATAGAGATTGGAAGCGAATCGTAGTAACAGAGATGCAGAACATTTATAGTCAAGGTAGAGCTGCTACTATGAGAGAAAAGTATGGAGAAGAAGCATTGTGTTATAAGACAGTTTACCCTTTAGCTTGCCGTTGGTGTATTAAATTGTATCTTACTCATGGTATAGGAAGTGCTCCTAAGATTTTTAAATTATCTGAGCTTGAAGCTAATGGTGATAATATTGGCAAGAAGGTAGATGATTGGAAACCTGTGGTAGGAGCAGTTCATCCATCATGTAGATGTCATATTCGTGAGGTTTTTCGTGGGCAGAGATGGAATGAAGCTACTGGAACCTTTGAGTATTCAGAGGAAAGAGAGAGAAGAGTGATTAGAACGAGCAAGATAAAGATCACAGTTGGTGATAAAACATTTTTTGTTTAGTGCTTTTGTAGGTAATTTTATATGTTGAAACCATTCTTTATGAAGATTCTTAAAAAAATATACGATCTGTTTAAAGATACTCAATCGAAAATTGATCGTGTTGGAGTAATCGAATCTGAGTTAAAAGAACTCGAGATTACGAAGGATCTTCTCATTGAGCAGCGTAACGATATAAATAAAGCATTAGGAAGCGATGAATTCGTGTGTAGGAACGACGTTCGTTTTTCAGATGAGGAATACATCCATACGATGGCAAAACTCAAATACACAGAGAAATCTTTACAAGACGAATTTGATCATCTTATAAAGGATAAAGATGTGTCTGAATATTTCCATATTGAAGAGAAAGAAAAGGCATTGAATATCATCAAGTCTTTATATAAAGAGGGTAAACTTGATCTTGAGCAATATAATAAGGTTGTTGAGAAGGATTCTGAAGGTAGGGTCAAGTATGCTGATGTGATTGTACTTAATGAAAAGGGAGAGATTCTATTACAAAAGCGGAGTATTTGGGAAGATAATCACAAAGGAGCATGGGTCATTCCTGGAGGTCACGTAGATAAAGGAGAAGAATTTGAAGCTGCAGCTAAGAGAGAATTAAGAGAAGAGTCTGGAATCAGTGTTGATAAACTGAAGGAAGAAAACAAACTTTTTAGTTGGAATCAGGTAGGTACTTATAAAGACGAAAAGGCACATATTGAGTACTATTGTTTAACTCTTACAAATCAAAAAGACATTGAAATTGTGTTGGATGAGAAAGAGACAAGAGATTATATATGGGTACCAAGAGAAGAGGTAGACGAATATACTATGGTATTCAATATGAAAGATAATATCATGAAGGTGATGGGATGGAATGATTATCCCCAAGTGAAAGTAATAAGAAAGGCCATCAAACAAGGTATCATCCCTATTGAAAAGGTGGATAGCATTGTAAAGGCATTGAGCGAATTGCATTCTGATATATAATTATAGTTTTACCGATATGGATAAGATAACACAATTTGTAAGCGATAAATTAGCTTCGAACATTGGTCTTGGTGAAAGAAAGGCCCTTTATGACCTGTTTCCTGCGCAATACGAGGCGATTGTTAAGGACTCGCTTAATACTATATCCAAATCATTTGACAGCGGCCTAATCAGCCAGGACACGTTTTCAAAGGCTTTAATGAATTTAGGTCACCTCATTCCTAAGAAAGTTCAGAGCGATGATTTTATTGATCATGAACAATTGCTTACCAATGCGAATGTGTTTAAGGCCATGCAGCATATTTATAACTCCCCAGAGTTAGCTAAGGCCTTGGCGGATATGTTTGGTGGCCAGGAAAATGATATTGAAAAGTCACACAAGTATATTTCAAAGAAGCCGGATGATAAAGGTGGTTGGGTGTATGAATATCCTAATTTAGAAAATGGTACAAAGTCAATTTTAAATTCTGATACCGATTTACATGGTAGAAAAAAGATTAATATTGAGCGTGAAACTGGAGTATCTCTAAGTGCCTATGCTAAACCTAAAAGTATCAATGATATTGAGGATGTTGAATATTCAAATGAAGTTAGCCAAATCGTCGCCAATAAAATTGCAAAATTGTTTAATACAGGAGTTCAGGTTGCTGGAACCGGATCATCATATTTTGGAATAAACTTGCAAGATCAGGAAAGTCGATTAAAAACATTAACAATTCGCATTTCTGATCATGGTACACAGCATTCGTCGAAGGCGGATTTTGATTTATCATTTAAACCAAGTGATAAGATTCTCAATAAAATTAAAGAATTTATTTCACATAATAAATTAGAGTTATTTGATGAACAGAAAGCTGCAATTAAAAATGGATTAAAAGAAATTTATATTCGGGAAAATGGAACGCTCGTAAAGAAAACCGTTTATCAGGACTTGATTGATGAGGGTGTAATAAGTAAAGAAGATGTTAATACAATAATCAGTTCAGCCGGATTAAATGAAGGTCATATTCAAAAATCAACTGCCGAGCTTTTTCTCCGGGACGAGATAAGTAGTGATGATTTTGCTAAATTACTTGAAAATAACAATAATGGATAATCGATTTAATTTCTTTGTACCATTTGATGAAGATTCAATTGCAAAGGCAGCAAAGCTTCCTATTGCTGATCGGTACAAGAATATGCTCTTGGAAGGAATGGCCTCAGATGATTCTAAGGATATTGAAGGAGAAGTGCTGGAGCCGGCCGGATATGTGATTGACCACTTTATAAAGAATGGATACATCAACTATGAGCACCTCTCCAAAAAGTCTCCAAAATTTCTTATTGGGGAGCCTATATCTGCCCATGTAAAAGACAATAAGTTTTTTATTAAGGCTAAGTTGTGGGAGAATAGTGAGGTTGCCCGGGATGCCTGGGATAAGATTATTCAAATGCGCGAAAGTGGATCCAAGCGTAAAGCTGGATGGTCAATTGAAGGAAAAGCTTTAGCCAGAGATCCAATGAATCCCAAACATATTACTAAGGCATTAATTACAAACACAGCACTCACCTTTTCTCCTGTAAATTCAAATAGCTGGGCTTCTATTTGCAAAGGCCTTCAGAAAGAAGATTTCGTGGAGCCGGTTTATGATCAGGATACTGATGATAAAGAATTTATTTTCGAATTTGATAATAAAGGTAAAAAATACAGGGTAGGTAAAGACTTCAAAGTATATGAGGTAATTAAAAAAGCGATGGATGTAGCGGCTGAAAGGCCATTGATTCCTGAGTCCCTGGAAAAGAAACCAAAAAATATTGCTTTATCTGAAATTAAGAAAGCACTGGATAATGTATTAGGATGTGAAATTTTAATGAAAAATAATCCTGAATTAAAGGACCGTTTGAAAGAAAAGTTCCAGGAAAATATAAAATAAATTTTTTTTTGTGGGTTTGTGGTTTTAATTTTATAGTCTCAACTATTAATTCTGTTCTCGAAAAAGATACAAAATGGAAAACGTAAATAAATTGAATGACCAGGAAATTGATGATCTGAAAAAATCATTGACCACTCTTGGCCTTCCTCAAGAAGAAATTGATAGCTATATTGAAAAGGCTATAAAAGAAAAAGAAGGTGCTGCAGAACCTACTATTGAAGAAAAAGCAGATGTAAGTGGAGAAGAAAATAAAGAAGGTGCTGAAAAGAAAGAAAAAGAAGAAAAGCCCATTGAAAAATCTACTCTTGGTGAAGATGATCTTGAAAAGTGTAATATGTTGAAAGCTGAGAAGGCTAAGATTGAGAAATCAATTTCTGAGCTTGAAGAAAAGATGGGTAAAGGTAAGAAATTGGAAGTGCCTGACGAAGATCTGAAAAAATCCATAACGACTGATATTGAAAAGTCATTTGGTGAACGTATTATTGATATTGAAAAATCTCTTACAGACAGGTTTTCTGGAGAGATCGAAGATCTCAAAACTATTGTAAAGAGTATTGGCGATGATGTAAAGAAGATTGGTGATACCTCATTAGGTACCAAATCTGTATTTCACAAAGCCAATTTCTTCGAAAAGGGAGTTGAAGATGATCTCTCTACTGAAGATTCAAAAGAACTTTCTATCACAAGAGACAGAGACGATATTTTAAAAGGCATGCAAGACATGCTTGATAAAGAAAAAGACACAGACGTTCGCCAGATGCTCTCTGACGGCATAAGTGATTATACTGTTAATACTGTACCGACTTCCCATGGGATCAGAGCCCTGGCGTACTTGTCAAGGAAAAAGAATATCACATTAGGACAGTAATATTTCGTTAGTTATCTAAATCAAAAACAGATGTTTGACATCCATGAACAATTAGGAAAGAACGCTGAGAATTTCTCCGATGAGGATATTATCAAAGCGATCATTGCAGGAAGCCAAACTGGACGTGATCTAACGGATACCCTGTCCAGTGGACCTTCTCTGAAACCAGAATCACTCGACCCGGTCGTGAAGGTACTGGAGAACAAAGAACAGCATATCGTATTGTGGAAAATGATCCCGAAAAAATCAGTCTACAATACAGTGCATGAGTACAACCAGTTAACCAGTTATGGTGCTGATGTTGGTATCTTCATGAATGAAGGTGAAAGCCCGGAACAGACCGACTCTGTATACAAACGTAAGGCAGCTCTGGTAAAATACGCAGGTATCCAGGGTGAACTTACCCAGCAAGCAATGTTGGTTCGTCAGGCTGACGGCAAAGATCCCTACACACGTGAGGTTGAGAATAAAACTCTGAAGCTGTTGACTCAGGTCGACCAGAAACTCTCCTCCGCTAATACTACTTTGGTTGCTCAGGAATTCAATGGAGTGATCAAGCAGCATTACGATGGTATACTCGACATTTACGGAACCACCGGATTGGATCTGTACATGAATGACGTTGCCAATATTGATGTTCGTGGCAAAGCACTGAAAGATTCTAACGTCGAAGATGCTGTTCAGGCAGTTATTAACGATCGTTTTGGTGAAGCTTCAGTAATCATCTCTAACCCGGTTGTTTTCAATGACTATGTAAAACGTTTCCATGAATCGAAACGTGTTATGGTCAACAACCCTGTTGCAGGCACAATAGGTGCAACAATGGGACAGAAGGTCAATGATATCATGACTCAGTTTGGAAAAATTGATGTCGTTAATGATATCTTTTTTGATCGTAGAACTCCTAAACTCTACAATGCAGCTGCTACAAGTTCAAAAGCTCCTGCAATCCCTACTTGTGTGAACAATACTTCACTGACTATTGTTGCTGCTGGAACAGACACAGCTACAAAGTTTGCTGATGGTGCTGGTTCATACTTCTACGGCGTAGTTGCTCGTAATCAGTATGGTGAGAGTGCTTTTCTGCCTCTGAATACAACCATCAAGGCTATCGGAGCTACTGAAGCTCTTGATATTATTTTTGCAGCTGGTGCAGGTACTTACGCTGCTACTTCATTCACGATTTATCGTACCATTAAGAACACTGCAGTTTATACCGCAGCCAAATACTATCCTATCATTGAGGTTGCAGCTGCAACTCTTAGTGCATCAGGATATGATGGTGGTGCCGCAGGTACGGTTCGTGATCGTAACAGGACAATCGCTGACACGCACGTAGCTATCGTTCTTGAGCCCACCGTTGATATGTGGGAATACATTCAGCTTGCTGCTACAATGAAAATTGACTTTGCAATCACAACTCTTGCACGTAGGTTTGCAGTAGTCAATTACGGAACACCAGTCCTTTACATGCCAGGTAAGATATCGATGATCCACAATATCGGTCGCGACATTACTGCATAAGGTTTTGGTTGGTTGATTACACTCATGAAGGGAGGGGCTGGCTCCTCCCTTCTCTTTTAAAAACATAAAATTTTGTAAAAATGACAAAGGTAAAAGTTCAAACAGCATTAGCGTCTAATTTTGGCCATACTGTTGATTTTAACAATATTCATCTTCACTTTGACAGACTCGGCTTTGCCGAAGTTGATTCACAAGAGATTGCTGAAGGATTAGCTAAGAATTATCCTGATTGGTTATTTGTAGGAGAAGCCCCTATCCCAGGTGCAAAGAAAGTAAGTAATAATACTGAGGTCAGTGATCTTCAGCAAGAAGTTGAAAGACTGAAAGAAAAGGTTATTGATCGTGAAGCAACGATTAAGGCTGTTGAGGATGAATGTAAAGAGTGGAAGAAGCAACTTGATAAGCACATTCCTACTGCTGACAAAACCATCACAGACTTAAAGGCTATAATTGTACAGAAAGATAAAGACATTAAGGAACTTGAACTGAAGGTTCAGTTGACCAAAAAGAATGTGAAAGATCTGACTGATTTCTGTAACAAACTTGAGATCCCTGAAGAGCGTTTTAAAGGCAAAACTAAAGACGAGATAATTATTATTATCCTTGATGAGAGCAGAAACAAGTAAAGTGCTATGCCTACCGTAACATATGAAATGAGGTATCGTAAAAATGATGGGCTGGTCATATCCCCTGAGGAATTGATCAGCCTTTATTTTTATGGTATTAGTACAAGGGCTAAGGATGGATCAGAGATTTCAAATGATACGATCCGTATGTATATTATGGCTGCTCAACAAGAAATTGAGAAATATCTTGAGATCAGGTTTAATAAACAGTTCGTTGAACATACCCAATCATATTATAAAGATGATTATTGGGGTGGATTTCCAATCCTTCCTACAAAGCTTCCAGTTACAAAGGCACTTTCTTTTATTGGTTTCTTAAATGGGATAGAGCAGATCAAATATCCACTCGATTGGCTTAATATCAAGACAGATAGTGAGGGTCATTATTATAAGAAGATTCATCTCATTCCTACTGGTTCAACAACGAGCAGAGCTAATGCAGATATAATTCTTACTGGGATTACTGCTTATTTAGGTCTGACAAGTTATGGTCAAGTACCTAATTATTTCCACTTACAATACATTACAGGGTACGATTATGATCAAGTTCCTGTAGATTTGTTAAATGTTGTGGGTAAATTTGCTGCTATAGGCGTATTTGCGATGCTAGGAGACATTATCTTAGGCTCGCCGGGCATAACAGGCATCTCTTTAGGAATGGATGGTTTATCGCAGAATATTTCATCGACAATGAGTCAAGGGAATCATGGTTATTCAGCTCGCTGTAAACAATATGCTGCAGAAATTGATGCAACTTTGAAAAAATTACGCTTGTTTTATAAGTCTATAAATATTTCAGCCTTATGACAACAAGTATCAGAACACAGACACCCCCTAATGTCACTAATTATCCAAAGGTTGATATCTTCAATAAAGATGATTTTGATCAGGCTTTATGGCAGAACGGCTATGCAATCACATTATACGCTGCGATTGCCTGCCCATGTAAAGGGACTAGTTCTGATAGTAAACCAACATGCAGTAATTGTTTAGGTACAGGATGGGTATTTATCAACCCTATTAAAACACGCGCTTTTATCACTTCTATAAATAGAACAACTAAGTTTAAAGATTGGTCACCTGAATATATTGGTACTGTAGCTGTCACTTTTATGTATATAAATCGCATTGGATTTATGGATAAAATAATTCTTGATAAGAATTATGGCATAATGAGTGAAGTACTTTCTGCACGAACGAATCCAAATAATGCTATGTATGGCAAGTTTGTGTTTTCTACATATAATTTTGTTGAAATTAATAGTGTATTTGTGTTTGACGAAGATGATAAAGCTCTTATTAAACTAGCTCCTGAAGATTATCTGATTAATGTCGATAATAATTGTGTTTTAGATATTAAAGAAGATAACCTACCTACTAATTTTAATGGTAAGGTGAGTGTGACTTATAAGCATAATGTACAATATTGTGTATTAGATTTGCCGCATGACATGCGTATTACAAAAACTTGGAACAATAATGGTAAGCAAGAAATGCAGGAAATGCCTGTCCAAGCCATCGCAAGAAAAGCACAATATGAATTAGGGAAGGCCTCAAATTACAATAATGACAATATACAAGAGAATAGTTTTTTATAATGAATAAGAAAGAATTTATATTCATTTACAAAACAACCTGTATTTCTACAGGACTTATTTATATTGGATCTCACAGAACTAATAATTTAGACGATGGATACATTGGGTCAGGGAGATTATTGGTAAAGGATATTTCTTTTTATGGAAGAATTTCTTTTACAAGAGAGATATTGCAGTTTTGTGATGAGGATGAAAGAGCTCATTTCGAGAAATTTTGGATAAAAAAATTGAAATCTTTTGAAGTGAGTATTGGTTATAATTTGAGGATAAGTAGTGCTGGGGGAAATTTAGATTTCCATTCTGATGAATCAAAGAGGCAAATGTCCTTAAAAAAACAAGGTAAAAGGGGAAGTGAAAAATTTTGTAGAGAAAGATCGTTAGCTTATAGCGGAGAAGGTAATCCTAATTTTGGGAAACATTTGTCTCAAGAAGCTAAAAGTAGAATAGGTATTGCTAATAGTAATATTTCTGAAGAAGAACGTGAGAAAAGAAGAGTAAAAAAATTAGAATCTCCTATTTTAGTATGTCCTCATTGTGGCTTTGAATGTAATATGCAGAATGCTTATCAATGGCATTTTGACAATTGTCCACAAAATCCAGAATATAATAAAGAAAAATTTAAATGCGAACATTGTGGTTTTGAAAGTAGAACCAAAACTAATATAATTCGTTGGCACAATGATAATTGTAAATTTAAAAAGGAGAATAAAGTCGTTCTATATATTCAAAATAATTCGTATCTTTAAATTTTGATAAACATCATACACTTACAAAATGGAAACAATTGCATATACTTTAAAAACAAACGAATTCACCTTCGGGCATGAATTGAACGTGCAGCTGAAAAATATTAATGATAATTTTCGCGGTATTCAAGGATTAGGAGATATGGCTGCTACTCCTGGTTCATTTACCTCAATAAGAACTACAGGACTTATCTATGCCACTCCTACTGCCACTTATGGATCTTTTAAGGGGCATGCTCATCTTAATTCAGGTGGGTATAATGTAGAATTGAGATCTGAGTATATTGGCACAAGCGGTTCATTCTATGGTTTGAATAATGAGGCTCATTTGAATGCTGATGGAACAGCCAGTGTATTTGGTAACTTTGGTGTTGCTAAGGTAACAACAGGATTCACTTGTACTGGTGGTACAATTATTGGTTCGTATGGCCAGGCAAGAGCAGACGGTACTGTAGCTGGATCAGCATTCATGGCTGGTCTTTATGGATTGATCGAAGCCAGTGCTGCTATCACAGCATCACACGTTTGTTCTGCATGGTTAGATTCACACCAGGCAAATGCAGTTACCGGTAGTCATCAGCTTTTATATATGACTAACAATGGTGCTGCACAGATGGATGAAGCCATTTATATCTATGGTGGTGATAAGATCACAGCACTTATGGAACTTAACACTTGTGGTAACGGTATGGTAACATCGACAGCCGAAACAGGTGGTTCGGCTAAGAAGATTAAGATCACTATTGATGGTGTAGTTCATTATCTTAACGCTTATACGGGATAATATGAAGCTGAATATTTTGGAACGCATGATGTGTATAGAGTTACTCTCCTTCTATAAGGAGGGTAACTTTATTATTTTTAAGACCATCGGTAAATTACGTAATAAACTTTTTGTAACAGAAGATGAAGTCAAAGAGTATGAAATCACTAATGAAGGTGATACATATCGCTGGAATGGGAAAGGCAACCTTCCTATTGAGGTAGAGATTTCGGATGTTGAGAAGAAGTTGATTTCAGATATCTTATTGAAATTGGACAAAGAGAATAAGCTCAATGTTCAGTACGTTTCAGTGTACGAGAAGTTTGTTGGTGAACCTAATTAATAACTATTATAAAAATCAATCAATATGGATTTCAGGAACAAGATACGCGAAGAGCAGTTGAAAGATCAGTTCAATATTATGCACAAGGTAGAAGGTAAAGAACCGATCGCAACTCCTATTGAAAAATCTGTTTTTAATGAATTTGAAGTGGATATTGAAAAGGGTGGTAAACCTGCACAAATAGGTGAGTCCAGAGTTTGGAATGGTAAGAAGGTACGTAAAGAGTCAAATGGGAAGTGGGTTGAAGTATCGTCTCATGGGATGAGTAGGAAGGAACACTTAGAGTATGCTTCTTCAGTATATAATCTAAAGACTATGGATGAATATAATAAACAACATAGATTAGCCGCATCAGTTTCTAATAAAGAGTTTAGTAATGATGAAGTAGAAAATGAACATGAGGGGAGTTGGGATAAGTTTGATGAAGTGAGGATCTATCTTTCTGCGGGTCCTCAATATAGTCATGGAGCTGGTGGATTTACAGTAACAGATAAATCACTAAGAACAATTGAAGATATTAAGGACTATATAAAGAAGAATAGTGATTCAAAACTTCTATATGATAGAGTGAAGGTAGGTGTAGAGGGATGGGTAAGAGGTACAAAACCAGTACCTCTTGGCAACTTTATGTTAAGACTAAAATCTGACATTGAAAAATCTGATATGAGTGCTGTAGGTGCAGTAAGTGCTATGGCCGACACTCAAGACAATAAAGACATTGAAAAAGGCGGAAAGCCTGCTTTTATAGGGGAAGTAAGAGAGTTTGCTGGAAAGAAATATAAGAAAACAGAGAAGGGCTGGAGACCAGTTAGTAAGGAAGAAGTAAAAACGCCAGAAGAAATTTCTAATGCTCATAAAGAGCTTGAGTTAAATAAAATCAAGGATGATATTTATAGTGATGGCTCAGGTATTTATTCCCACACTGATAAAGTGGGTTCTGTTCGCTATTCTAAACCAGGTGAGAGTAAACATAACTTTGCAGAGAGAATAGCTGCAGAAAGTTTGTTGGTGAACCTAATTAATAACTATTACAAAAGAGTACTATAAAAGAGGTATTACTTATGGGTTAGTCCAAAAACCTCAATTTGAAAACCCTGAATCTCTTAAACGTACATTAGGAATATCATAATTTTGTTAAAATTTCAAATAGATATCGCAGATACAATTTCTGAATTCTCCTTACAGAGATCAGAAGCTGAGTCTTTGAGCTCCTACATTATAGATAGGGTCTGTGACGAATATATGGCTCGGTGGTATAAATTGATCGATGAAGGTTTACATAGTACGAGAGATGAATATAAGAAAGCGATCTACCTCGAAAGACCAGATCCATGCTCTGCTATTATTGGGATGACTGCTCGCGAGAGTAAGATTGCAATGATGATTGAAACTGGTGCTATTAGTTTTGATGAAAAAATTGGTTTCGAGGGGAGTGAGAAGAAACATATGAAGGCAAAAGGGAATGGTTGGTTCCTTACTATCCCGTTCCGTCACGCGTCTTCTGAGGCCATTATGGAGATGGAGGCTCCTAATTCAGGTGCATCTATTATTGATCTAATGAAATCAGGTGCAACAATTGGAACAGAGCAGTTACCTGAAGGGTTTGCAGAAGCTCAGACTCATCAAATGACCTTGAATACTGGTTCAATTATAACTTATAAACATAAAGCTCCTATCTATGCAGGAATGCATCGTAGAGATATTAGTTCTACTACAAAAGAAAAGAGGGGTGGATATTTTACGTTTCGTAGGGTGTCAGATAAGTCAGATCCAGAGTCATGGATGCATCCTGGATTTGGTGCTCATATGTTTATGGATAAAGCTCTTAATTCTTCAAAATTAGGAGAGGCAGTTGATAATGCAGTTCAAGATTGGTTGGATACAAAATTCGCATAATGGATATAAGTATTGTTAAGATAAAGAATGTTGTTTCAGGATTAATTGAGTGGGTCCGCCAGGATTTAATCGATAATGCTTTGACTCCTACTTTAAGTTGGTTGTATGTCGAGTTCAATGGTATTTTGTTAGACGACACTAATTTCTACACTCATTTAAAATCATTAATTGAGAAGGGAGAAGATGATAGGCGTAAACTTGAGGTAAGATTGATGTTTGATAAGGAGAGAGCGAGCCTTCCTACTATACATATACATTACCCCAGTGAGGATGGGAAAAGTGGGGATAATACATTAGAAACTGGATTTATTGGAGTAGATTATTCTGCAACTACTAGTGCCAAGATGTATTCTCGTTCATTTATTGGTCAATATGAATTGATAATCACTGGAGGGAACTCTTTAGAAGTGGTTATGTTATATGAGTTTCTAGATGCTATTTTAATTGCAGGGGCAGATACATTAGCATACAACTTTGATAAATTTGAGTTTTCAGGGAAGCAGTTAATGGCCAATCAAGATATTATCCCTTATTTGACCTTTTATCGTGCGATAGGATTGAGTTTGCAATGTAAGAAGATAGTTCATTCAATCATAAGCAGAAAGACTGCTATAGACGTTCAATTCGATCCAATTTATTATGCTGATTCACAGCAATTGGATTCTACTGTTGTATCTGTATCAATAACAGTTTCTCCTACATCAAGAACTCATGGGAGTACGTTGATTTTTACAGCAGTTGCAGTAAATGGTGGCGATGTGCCTATTTATGAATGGTATTTGAATGGATCTGTAGTTCCTAATGAAGATGCCTCAACTCTTTCTTTACTCTTTGCTAATGCAGGGACATATACAGTACAATGTAAAGTAAGTAGTGAATTGCAATATTTATTGCCAAGACCTGCAAGCTCAAATATTTTAACAATTGTAATAACCTAACCATATGAAAAAGAGTAAGGAAGAAAACGTAGTTGAGGAAAAATTTAATTGTTTTCAAATGCTGAACTATTTCAAATTAAATGGTCGTCATCGTCGCATTGCAGCTAAGAAATATGCTACTCAGCAACAGACAGTTAATGAGTGGGAAGAGATCTTAAAAAAAGATAAGCTGCTAAGTTAATTTTTATTTTAGATAATTTGTGTCTAATTTTATACGCACAATCGATTTCGGGTAATTGAAATGAAAAACAATACATGGCTACAAAAGTAAGGTTTGGTAATAAGATCGTCCAGTTACCTGGTAATTATTCAAGAATAATTTCTGGCCAGAATAACCCTCCTCGTGATCTTGATTATGGGAAGCTTCTCATTATTGATAACGATACTCTTAACGCAACCTTTGCTACTACAGCAGGTATGTTAGGGGGAGCTGGGGTTAATGGAGTTTTGGCAAAAGGTAAGTCTGCAATCTATTCCATTAAAGATATTCGTGCTTTTAGGGATTTTGTTGGAGGCAATTGGTGGTATAAAGCAGCTGAAGGCATTTTCAATCCTGATGGAAGAGGGAATGGGGTGAGTGAGGTTTTGATTATAAAGCCTGCAACAACAACTCCAGCTTCTATGACTTTTCTTGCTACAGGTGGTGGAGCTGCTGGTGGCAAGTTTAAAGTGAATACAAGAGATGAAAGTGTAGCTGCTAATGGAGTTCCTATTGAAACAAGAGCTCACTCAACTGTTACTGTTACTTCAGCTGGAACGACAGGTAATACAATCACAATAAAAGTAGCTGGGATTACGGTGGCTACATATACTAATGCATCAAGTGATAACATCGCAACGGTAGTTGCCGGTCTTGCTGCGAGTATGACTTCTCTTGGTATTTGTGGAGTTATAACTAGTACATCTCCCAATTTACATTTTTCAGCACCTCACGGATATGGATCTTCAACTCCAACCCCTACAGTAGTTGTAACAGGGACAGCTACAGGGACAGCTACAGCATTTGCTGGTGGAGTCAATGCTTCTAATCTTATCACTGGTTACGCTTATACAATTGAAACCGGTGTTCTGAACACCAACAAATGGATTTATAAAATCTGGCGTGGCGGATATAAAGGAGCATACAGTGATGGTATTCCTTATGATGAAATTTCTTCAACCTCCTCTGCACCTACAATGGTTGCACAGTCACCTGAGTTTGATAATATCCAGACTCTTATTGATTGGGCTACTTCAGATGGAGAATTTGGTCAATTGTTTGTTCTGGATGCGACCTCAATTACTACGGGAGCAGGCACAGTAACATCAGCCGATATAACAAATATCAAGAGCTATCAGGCAGCTACAGGTGGTACAGCTACTTACGATAAGATGGATGATGCACTGGATGCAATCAAGGATCTTAATTACAATTACATTCTTACCACCTGTTCTACTGCCAATCCTTCAATTGATACTAATATATTGAAAATTGTAGATCATATCACTATTGAAGCTAAGTTTGACAAGTATTTGATCATAGCAGGTGATGATGATACAATTGCCACTACCATTGGTTATGCAGAAGGGTTTAATACTGAAAGGGTCAATTTAGTTCATGGAGGTATTCATAAGAACAGTCGTTTAGCTGCTTCAGGTTACAGGGTTTGGGAATCTTTCTTTCATGCTGCTTATTATGCTGGACGTTTACTTGGCCTTGCACCTCAAGTACCATTAACATACAAGTCATTGAATATTGATGGCCTAGTTGATCCTTTGAATGATAAAGATCAGTTAATGGCTGATTCAGCTGGAGTACTTGCTACAATATGGGATGCAGACTTTGGTAAATTTATCAACCTTCATGATGTCAATACTCTTCAGGAAAGTGATTTTGTGCTGAATAACGATGGAAGGTCACATCTAATCCAAGTAGAACGTATTAAGTCACAGATCAACAAGGAGCTTATTATTAATTCAAAACTTGATCTAATGTCTGACCCAGAAGGTGTAAATCGTAATTCACTCACTGCTGAGGCTGCTGTAGAATGGACAAAGACATACCTGCAGCGTAAGGTCGGAACATTACTTGTAGCTTATCGTAATGTGACAGCAGTACAACAGGAAGATGTTATTTTTGTTGATTATGAAGCATCTCCTAATTCAGAGATCAAGAGTATATTCTTTACAGGAAGACTGTATTTATGATTTGTTTTCGAAAGGTTATTTTTAAAAATTAAAAGACATGCCACTACAGACAGATACCATGACAGCCGCAAGGGCCATCATAACATCAAACGGTATTCCTAT